CCAATACCAATGGGTATTCCTGGTATAGATAGACTCTTAAAAGGGGGTTTAGCCAAAGGTGAAATTGGGGTTATCTTGGCGCCAACTGGTGTGGGTAAATCAACATTGTTGACTAAAATCGCTAATCATTCATTCAATTTGGGTTATAATGTTATTCAAATATTTTTTGAGGACAATCCTAAAATTATTCAAAGAAAACACATAACATTATGGACTAAAATCCATCCTGATGATTTGACTGAAAGAAAAGAAGAAGCGATGGCTAAAGTTAGGGAAGTTGAAAGTACTATGACTAATAAGTTAATTCTTAAAAAACTTCCGTCTGATACGGTAACTATGTTACAAATAAAGAATCAGATTAGAAAGATTATTGCTGATGGTGTTAAAATTGATATGGTTTTATTGGATTATATTGATTGTGTTGTTCCGGACAGAAATTTAGGTGATGAGTGGAAGTCTGAAGGGTCAGTAATGAGAGGTTTTGAATCAATGTGTCACGAATTAGATTTAGTTGGTTGGACTGCGACACAAGGAAATAGGTCAAGTATTTCATCTGATGTTGTAACCACAGACCAAATGGGTGGGTCAATTAAGAAAGCTCAAGTGGGTCACGTTATTATTTCTGTTGCTAAATCATTACAACAAAAAGAGATGAAACTAGCTACAATGGCGATAACAAAGTCTCGTATTGGTGATGATGGTGTTGTATTTGAGAATTGTAAATTTGATAATGGAACATTAGAAATTGATACCGAAAGTTCTGTAACATTCTTAGGTTTAGAAGAACAAACTGAAGAAAGAAATAGACAAAGAATTAAAGACTTGGTTGAAAAACGAAAATTAAACACTAAAAACTAAAATATAAGTAAAATGGAAAAAATATTACAAGAGAATAAAGACCGATTTGTTATATTTCCTATTCAACATAAAGATATTTGGGAATATTATACACAACACCAAGCTGCTTTTTGGACTGCGGAAGAAATTGATTTAACTGATGATATTAGAGATTGGGAAAATTTAACAGATAATGAAAAATATTTCATTAAAAATGTTTTATCATTCTTTGCTGCGTCAGATGGTATTGTTAATGAAAACTTGGCAGAAAACTTTTTAAAAGAAGTCCAATATCCGGAAGCAAAATTTTTTTATGGGTTTCAAATAATGATGGAAAATATACATTCTTTAACGTATTCTTTATTGATAGATACTTATATATCTAACTCGGAGGAAAAGGATGAGTGTTTCCACGCGATTGATAGATTACCTGCTGTTCAAAAGAAAGCTGCATGGGCGTTAGATTGGATTAAAGACACTACCTTTGAAGAAAGGTTAATAGCTTTTGCTGCTGTAGAAGGTATATTCTTTTCAGGTTCGTTTTGTGCAATATTTTGGATGAAATCAAGAGGTATTATGCCTGGATTATGTTCTGCAAATAGTCTTATTTTTAAGGATGAAAACTTACATTGTGACTTTGCAATTCATTTGTTGAATAACCACATTGAGAACAAACCGACTGAAAAAAGAATTAAAGAAATTTTATTATCAGCGTTAGATATTGAAAAAGAGTTTATTACTGAATCTTTGCCCGTATCTTTAATAGGTATGAACCATAACTTGATGAAACAATATTTAGAATTTGTTACTGACGGACTTTTAGTGAAATTCGGATGTAAAAAACAATTCAATGTTGAACAACCATTCAAATTTATGGAACAGATAGCTATTGAAACTAAAGGAAACTTTTTTGAAGGTAGAACACTTGAATATCAAAAAGCGAAATTGAATGAAACGCTATCATTTACTGACGATTTTTAATAAAAAAATATATAAATTACTATGTCATTAAAGATAAAGAAAAGAAGTGGGGATGAAGTTGCCTTTAATCCCCAAAAAATTTACGGTCGTATTAAGAAAGCCTCAAAAGGACTGAATGTTAATTCTGATGAAATATTCATCAAAGTAATTACTTCAGTTCCTACTGAAGGTAACATTACGACTAAAGAGTTGGATAAGTTAATATACGAGATTGCTGCGTCATATACTGGAAGTCATCACGATTATTCAAGGTTAGCGTCATCAGTTGCGATATCATCTTACCATAAAGACAGTTATGATAGTTTTGGTAATACTATGACAACACTACATAGTGAAGGTGTTATTCACGACAAATTAATTGAGACTATTGAAAATTATGGTTCTGAAAATATTGAAAAATTATTAAACCACAATAACGATTATAATTTTGATTATTTTGCTTGGAAAGCATTACAAGAAATGTATTTGTTAAAGTTACCAAATGGACAAGCTATTGAAAGACCTCAACATATGTATATGAGGATAGCTCTTTGGGTTACAGATTCTTTTGAAGAAGCTACAGAGTATTATCAATCATTGTCTGAACAAAGAATCTCAAAAGCAACACCTATTATGATTAATTCTGGGACTTTAATTCCCCAATTAGCATCTTGTGTGTTACATTATAATGACGCTGATTCAAGAAAAGGGTTATTGAATACATTGAATGATATTTCAACATATTCATCTGATGCTGCGGGTATTGGGTTATGTATGTCAAACCAAAGAAGTAAAGAAAGTCGTATTACAACATCTGGTGGTTTTGCTGGAGGTTTATTAAAATATCTGAAAATTGTTAATGAGTCTTTAAGATTTTTTAATCAACAAGGTAGAAGACCTGGTAGTGCTGCGATTTATTTAGAACCTTGGCACAAAGATATCTATGATTTGTTAGATATTAAGAAAAACACTGGGAAAGATGAGTTAAGAGCTAGAGATTTATTCACCGCTTTATGGATTCCAGATAACTTTATGAGAGCCGTTAAAAATAACGAGGATTGGTATTTGTTTTGTCCTAATGATATTAAGAAAGCTGGTGTTAAAGCTCTACAAGAGTGTTATGGTGATGAATACGAAACTAATTATCGTAAAGCGGTTGAATTAGGTATTGGTAAGAAAACGAAAGCGACTGAAATTTGGAATAAGATTATTGAATCTCAAGTTGAAACTGGTGTTCCGTATTTATGTTCAAAAGATAGTGCTAATAGAAAAACCAACCATCAAAACATTGGGGTAATTAAACAATCAAATTTGTGTAATGAGATTTACCAATATACCGATGAAAAAACTACAGCAATCTGTACTTTATCATCAATGGTCTTGAAAAATTTCATTATTGACGGAAAATTTGACTTTAACTTACTATATACTGAAGTTAGAAAGGTTACCAGAACTTTAAACAAAGTTATTAACATTAATAGTTATTCAACTTCTAAAGGGGAAAAAGGTGGTTTAGAACAAAGAGCTATTGCTATTGGTACTCAAGGATTAGCGGATGTTTTTTATATTTTAGATTATATTTTCACATCTGAAGAAGCGAGAGTATTGAATAAACAGATTTTTGAGACAATTTATTTTGCTGCGATTACGGAAAGTAATGACTTATGTAAAAATGGTAAATATGAACCATATAACTTCTTTGAAGGGTCACCAATGTCTAATGGAGTATTCCAATTTGATATGTGGGGTGTTGACCAATCTGATTTGATGTGGGATTGGAGTTCATTAAAAGAAAGTGTTAAAGAATTTGGAATTTGTAATTCTTTATTTACAGCACAAATGCCTGTTGCGTCGTCAGCTAAAATAACAGGTTCATTTGAAATGACTGAACCGGCACATTCTGCGTTATTTAACAGACGTGTTGTTGGAGGTGAGATTTTAATTGTTAACAAGTATTTGATTAATGATTTTGAGAAATTAGGTATTTGGTCTGAAGAATTGAAAAATGATATTATTGTTGATGGTGGTTCTATCCAACACATTAATTTCAATAAATATTTAGATTCTGAAGATAAAAATTATCTTAAAAAACTTAAAAGAACTGAACATTTAATTGCGAAGTATAAAACAATTTGGGAGATATCACAAAGAGAATTAATTGATATGGCGGCTGAAAGAGCTCCGTTCATTGACCAATCACAATCAATGAACATTTATATGGCAAATCCAACCTTATCAAAAATATCTTCGTCACATTTTCACTCTTGGGATAAAGGATTAAAAACATTATGTTATTATGTGAGAACTCAAGCCATATCAACGGGTGCTAAACATTTAGCGATTGATATGTCTAAAATGAGTAATCCTATTGAGAAACCTAATGTTACTATAAATAACAAACCACAAGAATCTGAATTTGAGTGTTTTGGTTGTTCTTCATAAAGAAATAGAAAAAAATCACGACAATGTTCGTGATTTTTTCTTTATACGATATTTATAATTATGGCAGACGGATATACATATGGTTTAACATTTCCTTTTAGGGATTCTTTTGATGGTAAATACTTGAGTTTAACAAGTTATAGTGACGAAGAAATTAGGTCGGAATTAATACACCTTTTACTAACAAGAAAAGGTACGAGATATTATTTACCTGATTTTGGAACTAGATTATACGAATTTATTTTTGAACCATTAGATGGTCCAACATTTTCAGATATTGATGCTGAAATACGAGATTCGGTTAATGAATATTTACCGGGTTTAACTATAACTAATATAAGTATTAATCCGGCATCGGAAGGTGATGAAGATAAAGGTTCTTATATTGGTGATAATAACGAAAGAATATTTAGAGTACCTGGTATGGCAGCTAAAGAACATACCGCTAAAGTTAAAATAGATTATAAAGTTACTGACGATGTATTTAGAGGTGGTGATTTTGTAATAATTAATATATAAGAAATATGGCTAATAAAAAAATATCCTATACAACAAGAGATTTTCAATCTCTTAGAACTGAATTAATAAATTTCACAAGAAGTTATTATCCTGAATTAATTGATAGTTTTAATGATGCTTCAGTATTTTCAGTATTATTAGATTTGAACGCTGCCGTTGCGGATAACTTACATTTCAATATTGATAGAAGTATTCAGGAAACGGTTTTGCAATACGCTCAACAAAAATCATCAATATATAATATCGCCAAAACTTATGGATTAAAAATACCGGGACAAAGACCATCGGTTGCTTTAGTTGACTTTTCAATTACAGTTCCG